CACATGCTCCAAGGCTCAGCATCAGGAAAATCTATTATCTTTACAAATCTGCTATGATTTTTGTCAAAGTAGTATAGATGACTAGGCCCAGAACCTCTCCAGCCTCCATGGCTGGTTGTAGCAAATAGATTTCCATTTATCGAAAAGACATTCCATCCAACTTCTCCTAAATCCTGTGACCATCCTGCTGAGTTGTATACTTTGCCATTATCAGTAAACATGCACCATGCTTTTCCATCATGAATAGCGAGTCCTCCAGTCCAGCCATCATACTTTTGATAATAATGAACAGCCTTTGTAGCAGTGTCAACTCGGACTAATGCACCTCTTTCTTGTCCATCTACGCCAGTGGCAGATAGGTAAAGTTGATTATCTAAGCACATCATATCTTTTGCTTTCCAGTCATAGGTATGAAACCATTCTTGGTTGTCTCTATAAATCTTAGTTTCTTCACCTGGTGCATTAACAGTCTTCTTCTCCAAAGCATACCAATGCCCAGGACACCAACAGAAGTCGTAGAAACCCATAGGATATAGAGACCTATGTCTAAGCATAATTATCTGGCCATCATCATTCCTTCGATATAGATTGCCTTGTTCAATAGGCAGAATCATGTAGTCTTCATAAGACCTAATATGATAAACGCTTTCACCATCAAAGGTATGAAGAACGGTAACTTTGTTACCGTCTAATCTACACAACTGACAGTGCATATTAAGACCGCCGCTGTAAGTGCCCATATAGAGGGCACCATTATGCCATGAGCAGCTGAAAAATCCAGGTGAATGTTCTGCAATAAGGCTTGCAGTGTTAGGAACAGCACCAACAACACCAGTCCCAATAACATCAACACCAGCACCTGCACCAATCATACCTTTTCCCCTTCCATTTATGTTATGTTTGACTTTATACCAATATCTGTCAGGAGCATGTGTTGGAGTGATAGGTATTCCAGTTCGACGCATACTCCAGACACGATTATTCATCGTTGAGATTGAACTTCCTTCATTGTATTTAGCTATAGTCATTACTATCCTTTCTTATGGCATAACTGCTATCTGTTAACACCACTATATCAATAAATTTCCCATCTGATAATTTAATCAAGGTAGGCTGATAACTTGATATATATGATACTCCCAATCGTCCATAGGCAGCTAAGCCACATCCCCATAAAGTATCATCATCTTTTATAGCCAATGAAGTACTAGCATAGACATTTACCTTCTTCCATTTTTCAGAGCTTACTAAAGTCCATACAGACCTATTGGTTGTATCTCCTAAGCCTAACTGACCACTGCCATTCAGCCCAGTTGCCCAGAGAGAACCGTCGCTCTTAATAGCAAGAGAAAAACTATCTCCAGCTGCAATATCTAACCATTCACCATCTTGCAATTTAGTTAATAGATGATAACCTTGAGCAGATAATCCAAGTTCATAATCGTTATTATCTCCTTCTCCCCAAAGAGACCCATCTGATTTAATTGCTAGTATATGCATGACTCCAACTGATAGCTTTTTCCATTTATCATTTTGGCCATCTATTGGAGCAAGTGGAGGAATATTCATATAAGAACCTTGATTATTACCTTCAGCTGATTTACAAAGTCGTCCATCCTCTCTTATACCAAAAGTATTTGCATGATACCCAATCTGCTTCCATTTATATGTGCCTACTCGAGTAAAATTATTCCTCTGAACGTCATCACCTAAGACTAATCTACCATAAGTATTACAGCCAGTTCCCCATAAAGTCCCATCATTCTTAATAGCAAATGTATTGCAATCAGCTCCCTTACTAACATACATCCAGTCTGAGTCAGTCCCTATCTGAGTTAAAGTATATTTATCCTCAGTATCACCTGTCCCTAACTCTCCACGCTCGTTATAACCAGCTCCCCATAATGTTCCATCATCTCTGATAAATAAGGCATAAGCATCGCCACCACCTATCATTTTCCAGTTATGGGCACCTTGAGCTTCCATAGGAGACCAGGTATAAATATCTTCTTGTCTCCCATTTCCAAGCTGTCCATAGCTGTTCACTCCAGTCACCCAAACAGGACCAACCGTAGGATTATTGACAAATCCTTCAGAGCCACCTGGTAGATTTTCCTTATCAGACTCACCATCTCCATGAGGAATTCTATACCATTCTATATTAGGTGCGCCGATTAGCACTTGACCATTAAAGTTACATAGAGAAGTGCCAAAAGGTAAGTCTGAAAGTTCATAAGTCCCATCAGGATTTCTGACTACAGAAACCTTATCATTGGTTAAGTAAATGAAGTCATTAAAGTCAACTGCAGTCCATCGAATACCTCCAGGGCCTGAGAATTTAAGCTCTAAGGAACCACCTACTAACTCATAAATATCGAAGTGTCCACATACTATAGTGTGATTAGTAAAGCAAAATATCTGTGGAAATGGATAGCCGTCAGTGATTAGGGAAGTATCAACTATTAGGTCACTAAGATCTTCAATTGTTTGAAGGGCTCTTTCATAACCTATTGCTCCAAAGCATTCAACAAGGAACTTTTCATTTCTAGGCAATGTCTTACGTGGACGTAAGCCTCTTGATAAGTCCTCAGGACCAATCTCAAATGTAAAGCCGCCATCTCTAGTAATAAACATTAAAGAACTCCATTGTCAAAAGTTAAGTTTTTAAGATCTCTGTCAGGTTCGGAGATAGGTTTGAAATCTAAAGATTTCGTCATTCTAAGTCGTCTGTTTATCTCAGGTACTGCTTTTTGTAAAATATCTTCATAATCAACAGTTGGGTCTTGACCTTCTATCATCTCGACCACAGATGCTACTATAGGTTTCTTATCACGAAACTCAGGATGTTTGCTATAGAATTCCTTATTTATTCGGAGCTTAGTGATATGATTAGTTATTAGATTACCTATAATGTCTGGGAGAGATAGATAAAGTCTCTCAGTTATTTCATTTATGAGTTCTTGCTTTTCAGATTCGTTCATTCTTTTACTCCAAACTTAGCTCTACGAGAATCAAGAAAGGAACCATTAGGTGCAGAATGATGAGTTCCTTTCTTATGATGAAAGGATGCAAAAGTTTTAGCGAGAACAGCTTCCTTTTTCGTTCGAGTGTCGGCTTTGCTATCTTTCCTCAGAACTTTATTAGCATACTGCTGAACAGACATTCCTGCAGCCTCTGCTTTCTTAGTAAATGCTCCAGGACGTTTAACCATACCTTTCCAGTTTATCTTTTTCTTCTTCTTACTCATAATATATTAAACCTCCTTTTCCGTTCATCTATGAATTTTCCGTCAGGTGCAGAATGATGAGTTTGTTTAACCTTAACTTCTCCAGCATAAGATTTGCCACCCTTAAAACAGATATGCATATACCTTCCATTGCTGAGAGCTTTGGTTCTGACCTTTCCACCTTCCTTAACACATTTAAGAAATGCTGCTGGCATTAGTCACCTCCCATTACATCGACTTCTGAGATTAGTTCTTCGACTAAGTCTTTGCCAAGCTGCTGAAGCTCAGTCATTATAGAGTTAGTCCACTCAGCAACACCTGAAGGATTACGCTGGACTATTTCCATCTGACGCATAGCTGCCATGTAAAGTAGCATAGGATGAGCTTCAGACCAATAGTTAGTGTCAGTGTCATTTACTAATTCAGCAGAATAAAATAATCCNCTNANNTCAACAAGNGTTTCTTTNNNTANAGGNANNTTTAGTAAAATACAGTTATATTCATAAGCATTATCAGAAGGAACTTCTATGAAGTCATTTAAACCTCCTGCNTCAANAATAGGTACATTAGCTGGAACATAGCGAGTTATCCNAGGTGCGTAGTAAAGTGGAGTNCCNNTGGTTCGTGAAGATATGAGACCTGATAAGTAACCAGCTGTTAGATCTTGAAGACTTTTCTTCTTCAGCTGCCAACGACCTTCTGGAGATGTAGCAATCCAGACTTCCTTGACTGCTCGACAGTAAGGGAATCTTATGATGAAGTCTCCAGCGCTAGCTTTGACAAAGTAACTAGCCCAAGACTTCTGAGTCTCATCAAGACGGTCAAGGAACTTACGGCCTTCGTTGATGAAGAAGTCAGCTCCATTGTCACTTCCATCAGCATTTACTAGGTCATAGCGTCCACTTAAGTCCCTAAATTTTAGTCGCATCTCTAATAAATTCATAGCTATTCCATTTAAGTTATTTAAATTTTTTAATTAACTGGCAGGCCAGTTAAGACCTGCCAGCTAATGTTGTTAAATGTTAGGTTAAGGTATTGTCTTTCCCAAAGCCATTCAAGACAGCACATTTCTGAGGAAGACCGAACTCAAGACCACATTCAGTCAAGAACTCCTCATCAGTCCCATCAATTCGCTTCTGACCATAGCCCTCAGGATGTTTCTTGCCACCTTCACCATAGAAAGTAGTGTCATCTATGTAGCGATATTCGAGTTCCTTAGGCTCTATAATCACCATCATATTGCGAGTTGTCTCATCATAACTGAACAGTGGATGAGTTTTCATATAGATGCTTCCAAATGGAGTTAGCCACTCACGGATCTGCATACCATAGGTTTTAACACCTGGTTGGAGATTAATCTGACCACTTGTCATGGCAAGTTTGTCGATAGCTAGCAAGACGCCAGAACCAACAAAGGCTAGTTTCTGGTCAGCTCCATAACGAAAGATTCGTTCAAGCATAGCTTTAAGCCAGTCTTCACCTCCATTAATCCAAGTAGTACTTGCATAATTAGGATTTAAAGTGTAGTCATCGCAGTTGGCTGAAGCATACTGACGAATGAAGTTGATTACGCCCATAGTGGTTCGCTCAGGCTTACCATTAGAGCCGATGTTCTCCGTTCTAATACCCCACCAAAATGCAAGTTCCATTTCCCAAGAATGCATCTCAAGAGCTTCGGCTTTGGCTTTTTGATAAGCTTCGCCAGTTCGAAGACGGGTTTTTCGAGCAGTTCGAGTAATGCTTAGAGGCGTGCGAAAGATCTGAGTATAGTTATAGACCTTCGTAGGGTTGAGGGCGATAGCTTCAGGCATCTCGCCGCCTTCAGGGTTAATGTTACCTACGATCTTGAAAGTGTCGCAGTCGCTTAAGTCGTGATCTGGAGAGTTATCATCGTTTTCGAGAAGTTTAACAGTGTAAACCTCGCTAGAACCCCTAGTTACATCAGTAACTTTACCGTTCACATCAACTCGATAGTCGCTAGCATCACGAAGTAAGATTTGATGACCTTTGCGAACTCGATTGAAGACGCTTGAGTCAGTTACGCTGACGTAGATGGTGTCTCCAGCCACGCCGCCACTGGCGTAAGGTGTGCCAAGACCAGCATCAGTAAAGATGCCAGCTATAGCACCATTAACTGCTGTTTGTTCCTGAGTCCACCAATAGACAAGTTTGTCCTAGACTTTCACCTAGGCTTGGACTATATCTTCNTCCTTAGNCAAGGATGTAGCGTACNTAGTCTCTGAACCAACTACATGAGCTAAATAGCTAAGCAATCTATCTTGCTTACGCTTAATCTGGAAGTAGAATCCTGCATCTATGAAAGTTCTCAGATTTGGGTGGATAGTGTAGATAGTCCTATATCCACCTCTTTCATATACATGTATTTTGCCTACCTTCACATTCATAGATGCTAAGATAGATGCCACTGACCCTACAAGTCCTAGTTTAGTATTAGAAAATCCAAGTTGCCACCTGGGATTCTTTTTTGTCCTAGTGCCATTCCATGTCTCGGTATATTTGACAGTTCCATCAGTGTCAAAGAGGCCAGCTATAAAGTCCCTCTTAACCTCATCACTTCCACGGACTATCTCCATCGGAACCTCAGTTTTGTCATGAGTAAATGCATGAAAGTAGTCATAGATAGTCTTTTGATATGTTCTACCATAATACATCTTTGTTCCACTATTCAGTGTTCTCTCTATGATATGGTAGTCCTTGTGAAAGACATCTCTCACTTCAGATAGAAATCTTTCAGGAACTTCTCTATCCATTCCTGCAACTTCTACCAAATACCAAGAACCATTTCCATAACTAGGTACAAATCTCATGTGACCATCACCTAGGATTGCTCCTATAGAGTAGGCAGTTTTAGCTATCAATGTGTTAATTAGCTCATCGTAGTTTTCGCTGCTGATTGCCGAATCCTTCATCCTTTTCCTCCTTGGGGATGAAGGCTCTAACGGTGTTCCAGCAATTCTCGCTATTTTCATTATAGGATTACTCCTACACGCAGCCCTGTGTTGACTGTGGGTCATCTACTTTGGAAGACCTCATCATTGACAGCATAGCTGTCAAAGGAGCCATTCCGTTTGGGTAGAGTTTTAAGATCTGCTGTCGCCAGTTTTTAGGTCGCTGACCTTCGACCCAATCACCAGTACCTCTCATTCCTAGAAACATAGTTAATTACCTCCTTTAAGTTAGAATTCCAGAGCCTTATCCATCTCATCGAGCTCTTTAAGTATTGGGTCAGTCTCTGGTTTGGTTGTTTGTCTTGGGCCTCCTTTCTTCCTGTGAAGCTTAGGAGGCCTGTCCTCGTCGCTAGATGATTTTTGAAGTCCTAGACGTTTGCGGACTTCGGTAGCAACATCTTGCATGAGGTCTTCTACTGGTTTGTTGGGGTTGTTGGAAGCTAGTTCTTCATACACAAGTCCAACAGCCTTGCTCCAAGGGACTAAGTCTTCATTACTTTTATAGAAGTCATCTCGAAGCCTCTTTAGTTTAGTCGTTACGCTGATGTTGTCTCTTATCATGTTAGGAACAGATTTGACTACACTTTCTGCACTATTCTTTGCTTCAGCTCTTGCAAGCTCGATGCCTTTTCTGTAGATAGTGTTCAAGAGTTTGTTAAATTCCTTTGGATCTCTTATTAAGTCATCTGGATCTAAGTCACCAAGGAAATCTTCTTCAGGAATTGGAGCAGGAGGCTCAGGTTCTTTAGGTTCCTCAATAGGTTCCTTGGTTAGTTTACTTTCAATGGAATTTAGTCTTTCCCTTAATTCCTCGATGATTTTGTCTTTTTCATCCTCTTTAGGTTCCTTGAGAATTTCATCCTTAGATTCTTCAGTTTCTTCAGGCTCTTCANTNTNATTAGACTCTTCAGTTTCTTCAGTTTCTTTAATCTCTTCAGGTTCTTCAGTTTCTTTAGGTAGCTCAGGTGGTTCTTCGAAGATTTCTCCCATTTTAGCTATTTCATCTGCCATTACTTCCATTTCTCTTGCCTCCTTTCAAGTTGGTTAAATTTTTTAATTATCTTCAAGCCCTTTATCTTGAGATTCTTTCTTTTCATCTAAGACTTCTAGAAACACATCTAGAATTTGCTTGAAGTAAGCTACTGCCTTCTTCCTCCCATTTATGTCGCCTAAGTGAAGTAAGATAGAAGCAGATGTATAGTTGTTAAGTGAAGCATTGTCCACTATAGCATCCTGCTCCCTGTTAAAGCCTTCGAGCCAGAAATCTAGCTCACGAGAAATATCTTTCCAAAGAACAGATTCCTTAAATTCTTCAATTTGCATTCGAGTTGCATTAACAGTTATTTGTGTATTTTCTTTCATCATTGCTGTCCTAAAGGTACTAAGTTGCCCTTTGCTGCTTCACCCATTACCTGCTCATCAGGCATTTGGGATGGCTGAATTCTGTTAACATTTCGTTTGAAGTCTTCTACATTCTTTGCTCCAAGCTGGATAGCTATGTAGGAGAATATTCGAGATACGTCAAAGGTTTGACGAAGGTCTGGTTCCTTAACTATGATGTTAAATAGGTCTAACCAAGCGTCAGAGAAATTACCTCCTGGTATTGAGCCATCTCGAACAACTAAGTCATAGTTGATTGCTAAGTCGAAAGGAGATACTTTGACTCTTTCTGTGTTAGGGCCAAAGGATTTTCTTAGATCTTCCTCATAACGCCCAGTTATTTTAACCACACTTTCCTTCGACATGTATTGCTGAGTATGAACAGCGAACATGTAGCCTATGTCTTGCATGAATTGATAGCTTATTATTGTTGCTAAAGATTGTAAGCGAGAGATAGCGCTAGAACGAGTTCCTTGAAATTCACCTCGAGTTAACCGCTCAGGGCCTGATTGTCTAATTGTTCCAGAAAGTGATTGGTCAGCACCAGAGATTCTATCCATCCATTGGGTTATGAAGGCTGCATCAGAGATGTTATTGCGAGTTATGTCATTTACGGCTAGTTGAGATACTACATCTTTAACTCCATGTCCCCAAGCAGGACGACGAAGTCTAATGATTTTGCCTGGCTTAGGATCTTTCACATCGTTAATGTTTACGAGGTAAGGGTCAACTACAATCATGTCGTTTAGAGATTTTTTAGCATTAGCCACACGACTTGAGAAGAACCAATCTAGGATGTTCTGTAATCCTTTTAAGACCTCAAGACGGCTGATTGGAGTAGCTGAATAACCATCATATTCAGGGCTTGCAACAGCTACAGGATAAAGTCCATGGTTGTGGTTAGCTGGTTCGCACTTAGTTATTACATCATCAGCTGAGAGACGAAAGAACCATTTCTCAGGATATTCACCTGAGCCTAGTCCCCATTCTTTAGGAATAAGATTAACATACATGTTGATGTTGTCAACTGGAGAAGTTACTCCAGCAGCTCCACGATTCATTTTAGAGTCTCCACCAAACTTTGCATTCCTATCACTTTCATCGATGGCTAGGGTGGATTTCTTATTTCTTTTAGCCTTTAGATATCTTACATTAAAGATTTCTCCATCGCTGTAAGATTCCTCAGAAAGCATGTTCATGTAGTTATCTCTATCTATCCATCCAATGAATTCACCTTCTTGAATCTTATCACTTGAAACAGAAGGATCTGGAAGCCATAGGTAAGGATCAATGCTGGTTAGGTCATTGCCTTCGAATAAGAGGTCTTCAACATACTGAACACCATTGGATGTAGAGTCACCAAAGGGGCTTTGAGTAACCACAGTAGTTTTAATTGGTCTCTTCCCATAACGTCTTACCCATCCAGGGAGACCTATTCCTACTCCATAGGAAAAGGCATCACGGAAGATAGTGTGGAGTGCAAGAGGGACTTTGTTTTTAATACAGTGGAGACGTATAACTAGTTCAAGCAACATAGCTCCGACGACATCTTCTGAATCTACTCCTTCGTATTGGAAGATAGGATCTTGAATGAGAGCCATAGTCATGTAGGTTAGTAAAGCCTCAAGGTTTGAATAAGAGTAAGGAAAGATTATTGAAATAGGAGTCTCGGATACTGTATCGCCTTCTAGTTCTTTCTTCACTTCAGGAGAAACATAAGTAGTCATTATTCTATCTATTTCATTCCAAGAGGTAAATCGCTTACTTATGGCTTTACGAGATGCAGAAGCACGAGCCCAGATTTTAGCACGAAGTCTTTTGTGAAAATCTGAGTTAGGATTTAGATCTAAACCTCGAGGATAGTTATAATCGAAGTTTAGGTAAGCATAGTTAGAAGTTCCTACTTCTGATGAATCTCCATTTACGATATAAGGCAATTTAATAGCTCCTTATTTATTCATCCCTCTTACAAATCTGTTTAATTCTCTTAACTCATCATGGATGTTTTTTAGTTCTGTCTTTATCATATCGACTCTTGTACTACATGCTTCTTTACGAACATAAAAGCCGTTTGGTCTAGGTGTAAATTTAATGATTGCTGAGATTATCACTCCACACACTCCCAAGATGGCAATTCCATCTGCTACTGATTTAAGCATTAGTTAAGCATACCTCCAGTTAGTTAAAGGTGGTTCATATTCAAGTTCTCTAAACTCAGCCTCAATGTCATTAGGGTCTTCAGATGGAGAAAAGTAACGTTCACCTAACTCAAGCATCTCAATGATGTAAGCAAGAGCATCCATTAAGTCCCATAGCTTTGAACGAGGAAACATTAAAAGTTGTTGTTCAAGCTTCTTTATTGTAAGACAAGAAGCATTATGATAAATGTAGCCTTGGCGGTAGTAAGGGACTAGTTCTTTAATTCGTAAGTCTTTCTTCATACCTCCTCTAGCTTTTAGCCAGACTAGCTCAAAGAACTTTCCTCGCTTAAACATCTCATTCTTTATAGGCTGACGAATGAACTCATTTAGAGAAGTTTCTTCAATTCCTATTACGTTGACATTTAGTGAGATAGCCATCTGAAATATAGCATTGTAGATTTCATCAGGATACATCTTTTCAGATATTGCATCTCTTATATAAAGTCTTGCAGAATTTAGGTCAATCCCTATCCCAACGATGGCAGTTTCAGCTGAGTGGACTTTGACCGTTTTAGCAGGGTCTACTATAACCACTGTTTCGATGTGACGGTTAAGTTGAATGTCAGCATCAGTTAGGTTAGAGTCTATATTTTTACGAATAGGTTGAGAAGAAGGAAGATTGTAATATTTGAAGTAATCTTGTCGAAAAGCACTATCTTTTGTTGAGATAGGGAGGTTTCGTAATTCTCTGAAAAACACATCAGATTGTCCAGCCTTCTGATGCTCATCCCATTCCTTTAAGATTGCCTCTTTAGACATAAATTCAGGAGCCGTTGGCTCAAAGTTATCGTCGCAAGCTTCGAGACGGATAGATTCCCATTCAGTTGAGTCTAGCAAGTGCTGAAGTGTTGAGTCTTCATGTTTTAAGGTGTCGATGTAGACTATTTTATATTTATTAGCCATAGGTCCTACACGAGGAACTGCCTTTACAACGTCTGCATAAAGCCAGCGTAGCCAGCCTTTCCTTATTTCTTCATTTTCGATTTTCTCAGGGTCTTCAAGGTCATCTATGACGATTAGTCCTGGACGGTCATTCTTGAATAAGACACCTCGAACCTGCTGTCCAGCCCCACGAGGCCAGACTAAGGTATTGTAAGCAACCCAAGATTTTTTGCTAAAGACTTCCTCAAACTCATGCTTGTTAACATCTCGTTGTTTGAAGTCTCCGAAGATATGCTTAATCATTCTGTTGCTTACAAGTTCTCGACGTAAGTTTTCAGTCTGAAGCGAGGCGGCATCATGAGACTTGTTTATGTAGCAGACGAAATTTGTATAATGAAATAGAATCCATCTAGCTATCAATGCAAGGGCGACGATGGAAGTCTTGCCCCAGCCACGAGGAGCAGCGATAGCTACTTTGTTAGCAGGACTATCGATTAGTTCAAAGATCTTTCCATGAACGTTCTTTGTGAAAGGTAAGAAGAAACGCTCTGGGAAGAAAGTCTTTGCAAATATCTCTGTACTGATAGCACATTGAGATAAGATTTCTTGTGTTTCCTTGTCCATTTTAGACATTGTAATCTGGCAAGTTGTTTATTCTTTCCTGGAAATCTTTTAAGTCGAAGTCTCCAGGACTGTTTTTAATGTCGTGGTAAGACTTCACGATGAGGTCTACAATGTCCAGAATCACAGGAACATTTCCACTTACCGCATCTAATGCTTCACCAATGATACTCAATACATCTTTTGTGTCTGTCATAGTTTCACCCCCATACTTGTAAGTAATTTCCTAAGTTGCCCTATTGTATCAAATGCT